GTTTTTCCTTTCCGTGGGACAATTTTTATCGAATGGTTTTTGTATATCCTTAAACATTATACGTAACCGTTCTTCTAATTCTTGTGGCATTTTTGGTGGTGATATACCACTAAGTATATTTGTTATGTAAGGAACGTGTTCATAATATTTGTTAAGTTTTAGTTTTTTTAAAAGACTTCGAACACGTGCATGTGTAATTTCGGTAACAACTTTGATTTTAATCTTTTTTAATTCGTTACGTAGTTCTTCTATAACTTCTTTTGGTATGTTTGTTGTTTCTTGTGCTTGGAATTGTGATAACCATTCGTTAAAATGATTTTCTCGTTTATACGAATAGTTTATTATTTTTTCAGAAGTTTCTTGTTCTTCTCTATACGTTAATTCTTCGCTTATTAGTTTTGCTATGATTAAACCACACTCTTCACAAACAAGATCACTCGAATCTGTAAAATGGTATACCCGACTATCGATACAATTTGGACATTTTTCCGATATTTTCTCTATGGGTCTATCTACATTAACTTTTTCTACTATGGCGAGATACTCATTAAATATATCTTTTCTTTGTAATCCAGTTGTTTCTTTACAATTAAAAACATTATCTGTAGTTACTTCCCTGTTAGATTCATCCGTGTGCTGTTTCATGTAAGGCATACACTGTATTATATAATTTGACATTTCATATTCATACATGGATTTATTAGACGGATCACTTTCTATAGACTTTCTCCAATTGTCTAATTTATTATTATAACGGCTTAAAAAATTACCTTCCATATATATTATTTAATATGATAATTAATCTTTTAACTAATGTTATAATATGGGTATACGATAAATTAAAAATTTTTATTTATAAATCAGATTATGAAATTGTAGATCATTCAATGGAATATTATATCGATAATAACGTGATACCGGAAGAAATAGACGATTTTTGGATAAGCGAATATTCCGAATGGGATGGTAACACTGAATCTTTTTATAAAGATTTAAAAGGTGTTAATTATAAAGATAATTGTATACCAAATAATGTTTTAAAAACTGTTATTCGTATAAAATATTGGTTTAATGGTAAAATGTATAAGTATTTAACATATGATATTAATCATGTATGGCCACCAGAAAAGACACCTGGTATAATATTTAACATACCAATCGTGAGTGCAGTTTTGCTTGATTCGTATGATAAACCTGTAAAGGATATATTGAGTAAAATTAAAAGGTACGCGGGACCTCGAGGTGATTTTTACGGTAAAAAAGATATTAAAATCAGTGACATGTTATATTACGATAAAGATACATTAGAAAATGAATATACTAGTATAAAAATAAAAAATGCTTTGGGAATGAATAAAATTATAGATACAACGTCTGGTTTTATATCAGATTTACGTGTACCTTAATTTTAATATTCTCCATCATTATCAACTGCTTTAGTTGCTAAATAAAATTTAAGATCACCAAGATTTGCGACATTATATTTTAAAATCAAAAATCTATTTTTATCTTCTTGCATGATTTGAACAGTTGAACACATACCCGTAGCTTTAGTAAATATATTCATGTATCGAAGAGAGTATATACCAGATATACACTCACTTTCTTCCATACATTCTATAGTCGTTTCTTGATTAGCAAAATCACCATTACATTTCAATTTAAATTGTTTTGCACTTCGGGTTATTTCTATGTCAGTACCTATGTTATACATATCTCTGCATATTCTCTGAAAATCTGAAGATGCCATTGGTGTTATTGTTGTCATGTTCATTTCTGGTACTTCAATTTGATTTTCGTTTATGTCTAGTAATTTTAGTTGGAATTTTGTACATGATTTCTTTGTATCACTGTGTATTTCTACATTCATATACTCTTTTGTTTCTATTGACATGATGAGAACATCTGTATTTGATATTGATTTCAAAAGTTTGAAAGTATTAGAAACATTTATACCGGCAACTATTTCATTTTCGCATTCATATTCTTCAAAATTATCTGCTGCTAAAAACATATCTACAAGAGATGCCCTCGCAGTGTCAAGTGTAACTATATACATACCACTTGGTTTAAAATATATATTAACATCGTTTAGTATATCTTTTAAAACTTCAAATGTTGATTTTATAGCTGATGCCTGAACTGTAGCTAATTTCATTACATAACAGAGTAATCATTTCTTTAATTATTGTTTAGTATGTGAATTATAAGCATCGTTTACACTTCGATTTATTTTTTCTTCTAATTCCGGGGTCATTGAAGGTTGTAGAGACATACCATAATTATCTAATCCAAACATTTGTTTATTATTTTCAGATTCTTCTAAACTAGTCATATCACAATTACCAAAACCACACATTTCTATTTCCTGTACTGGTAAAAGAGATTCGAGCCAGTTTTTAATTTCATTTCCGACTAAAAGTTTTCCATTTTTAGTTAATAATGTCGGTACACGTGTTATTTTATTTTTAAATTGGGGAGGTATACCCAATTTGTTGATGTTATGGTATGAAACTATATTTTTTAAAGTTTCATTTTTTGATATATAATCAATTATATCCAAACTATGATTACATTGTGGACTAAATATTAAAAGGGACATATTAAATTAATTTGATAAAAAAATAACGTATTAAAATCACAATTTTAATAAAATAAAAATAAAAATTAATAATATATGAATAAAATCATTTTCGTTATAGTGATTATCCTGATACTCATATACAGTTCCAGGGTAGAAACGTACTTTGGTGGGTATAAAAAACCGAGTGAAGTAGTTTTACCAGAAACGGGTATAGATTTATCGAAATATAGAGAAAATGATAGTTTAATGTCATTAACAAACGATCTCATGCAAGAAATAATTTTACAAACAAATAAAGAAATTTATAGAAAGACTAAACTCTGTAGTTATATAATTGAAACTGTAAAAGTTAAATCTTATATTCATAAAGAAAATTTAACACCAGTTTATAGGTTCATGTTTATAGCAGTTAAATATGGTGGGTTTCCATTTGGTTTTGCTGTTTCTACAGATATTCGTGTATTGAATGAAGGTCCCCGTATAGAACTTAGAGAAATAGAAGATCAGAAGTATATCGACAATGATTCAAAAAATCAATTTTCAGACAATATTATAGATATAGCCGAAGAATATATTGAAGATAAAATACAAAATGAAACAAAATTGAATGAAATTGAAAAGATACGTTTAAAAAGGGATATGAAAAATTTAGAAATATTAAAAACGGCTAAGCGTGTTAAAATAGTAGATAAACCAAGTGTTGCTGTATTATCATTGAGTACACAACCATTACATGTTATACCACCTTCTGATGATAAAATGAGTGTATTTACTAATCCATCTTTAACAAAAGAGTTTGTAGATTATACCGGTGTTAGACAAGCTGAACTTGATATGATAAAAATTAACAGATTTGTTGATAAAAAGATTTTGGATTCACAAACCATGTACGGTGATAAAACACGAGACCTTAATATTTTATAATAATCAAATCAATTTGAGTAATAATTGAAAAATAATAATTTTTCTTTATTGTAATGATCAGTATAGATGAAATATCGCGTTTAGCTGAAAAACGTAATAAACTGAAGAAAGAAACCTATACGAAATTATACGAACAAATTTCTAAGAAAATACGTCAATCTGTTGAAATGGGTCAAAAATATCTCTTTGTACAAATTCCTTCTTTTGTCATGGGATACCCTCATTTTGACAGGACAAAGGCTACTCAATATTTAATAAGACAATTGAATATTGGTGGGTTTACTGTACAGGTAATTGGTGAATTTGAATTGTGTATATCATGGAGACCTAAAAAGATAAAAAGTGAAAAATTAAAAGAAGAAGAGAATAATGATACTTTAGAAGATTTCCCAACGCTAATAAACCTGAAAAAGACTGCAAATAAATACAGGACAGCGCGGTAAACCGTATATAAAAAAATTCCCCTTTATCATAAATGGATAACCTCAATATACTCGTAGAAGCTAAAAGAGAATATTTGGGTCAACTTTGTTTACTTATGTGTCCGGTTATGATTGAGACTTTTGAAGAAATGTATGAAGAAGCGTATAAATTATCTAAGGGGAGAAAGGTACTTATTATGTATCAAAAACTTTTAAAGGAAGTTCCAAATTGGAGCGACGCCATGTCCAAACAACATACCGATAATATCGCTAATAGATGTGCGTGGTTTAATGATCTTCTCGCTGCAGTATTTGTGAGTTGTGTTAAAATTTTATCAGCTGTTCGTTTGAGTAAAGATAATAAGAAAATATCACTTAAACTTCCAACAAACGAAGTTTTTATTCAAATGTGTCATAATAAAGTCGCCGAGTCTTTATACAATGATCCTTATATTTATCACGATAGTCAAAATGAACATTCGAGAAATGATAAATTGTTCGAACGTTTTTCTACATGCGTAGAAAATGCTGTTAAAGAACTCATACCTGTTCAACAAATATTACAAACTTATATGTCTCAAACACAAGAAGGTCAAGATTTGGACTTAAATGAAACTGAAATTGGTGATTCTGAAGATCCAGAAATTCTTGAAGGTTCACATGAAGAAACTACAGAAGAACCATTTAATTCCGAAACTAATCAAGAACCAATGGGAATGCCCGAAGAAGAAACAATGGGAATGCCTCAAGAAGAACCAATGGGAATGCCTCAAGAAGAACCAATGGAAATGCCTCGAGAAGAACCACAAATTCCACAACAATCATTCGTTGATAATGAATTTAAAACTATAAACACGGGTGTAAGACAACAACAAAATATTCAACAGGAAGACGATGGTGTTTTGTTTCCAGATGCACCCGAATCTCATAGAAAAAAACCTCAATTATATTAAATGGAGTTCGAAGATTATTTAAGAGATCCAGCATGGGCAGGTATAATTGCAGGTTTCATTACAGCAGGATACGTGCATTTCAAGGCAAAACTTAACAATGAAGGTAAACTTCAATTGAGTTCTTATACAAAACCAGCAGCACTTGTTGCAATTTTAGTTTTTTTTATAGTCACAAACGGATTAGGTAAGAAAGAAAGTATATCTACTGAACCATTTTAAAATTCTTTACTTAAAGATAGTACACACATACTATATATAAAAAATGGCTTCCGTGACCGCTTTCAATGAAATGATGGGTCAATTTCTTATGGAACTTCATAGAACTTTTCCAGAAGAAAAAGGTTTAAAAAAATGCATGTCAGCTTTTGATTTAATGAAAGAAACGAATCCAAGATTAGTAGTTGATGGATTTATGGCAAATGTTTCTCCTTACGCGGATAAATTATCATCAAGGGATGAAGAATTTTTTCTTAAAGAATCTGAAAATTTTGATTTTTTATCGAATGTCAAACTTTCTAAACACTGGTCAACGTGTTCAGAGAGTACGAAAGATGCTATATGGCAATATTGTCAAACTTTGTACATGTTAGGTACAACTATCAAAACTATACCACCAGATACATTAAAAATGATTGAATCTGTTGCAAAACAATGTGCAGATCAAATGGGTGGTGAAGGTGGTGAAGGTGGTGAATTGGATGAAGCGGCATTGATGAAAACTATGCAGGGTATGTTGGGTGGTATGTTGGGTGGTGCAAAAAAATAAACTCATGTTATATAAATGACATCTTGGTTCGACGATCCAAAACAACTCATTCGATCAGATAAAATATTAGAATTTTGGCCATCAACTAAACATACACCAGAAGAACGTATTAATTCCGCATCTCGATTTATAATTTATGCGACTTGTATTATATATCTTATTAGACGTGACGTACGTATATTTGTTATAGGAGGAACTGCATTGGGTGTTCTATACATAATGGAAAAATCGGATATGGTAAAAAATGCTTTAGCTAGACCTACGGAAGGACAATTGGGTTCTTCAGGAGCGTGTCAATTACCAACAGAAGATAACCCAATGGCAAATGTACTCATGAGTGATTTTTCGGATAGACCAAATAGACCAAGCGCCTGTTATTATCCAACTGTAAAGACACACGTTAATAATAAAGTAACAAACGGTGTTAAATATGGTCCATCTCGTTCGAGATCTTCCATGCCAGAATATCAAAGAAATGCGTTTTCAAGACAATTTGTCACAATGCCAGATACAAGTTTAGGCGGTGACCCACATTATGCTTTTATACACGGTAAACGAGGTGAATTAACGTGTAGACAAGACCCACGTTTATGTGATCCCAATGCGAGAGGTGTTCAACTCGAAGCGTTTGCGGGATTAGATCCAAATGATGATAAGAGAAGTGGTATGCATAGGGGTTCGGGTTTTGCAGTTGGACATTCGGCATAATTATTTAAAAAATAAACATACACCTGATACTCGATTTTTGTAAACAAAATGTTTATATAATATAAAATGGCGTATCAGCTTCAACCAGGAATGAAAATTGTTACAGATAAAGCGGTCCCACCAGTTTGTGCGACCGAAGAAGTGTTTGTATATCCTCAGCCCAGTACTCTTAATTATGGTTCTTCGAGACCAAATACCATGCTTTATGGGACAGCTCCATTCATGGCAGGTAAGGGAGCACCAGCACAATATATAGAAACGAGTGATTTACTTAGACCACAATCTACATCTCAATTTAACAAAATATTAGTTAAAACACATGAAAAATACTTACACCCATTGCAAAATGTTGAATGTAAAGTTCCACTCAGAACCCGAACATATGAACCTTCGAGTAGTAGAGCCGACGTTCAAAATGGTTTATTTCAGCAAAGATATCTTAATAAAAATGTTAGCAAGAATTAAGAATGGCTGACCCTATATCCATATTAGCTATAGCAGCACTAGTTTATACAGGTCGTAAATTAAGTAAATCTGACGAAGAAAAATATTCAATTGATGGCAAATCTATAGAAGACGAATCAAGAATTATATCCGAATCTGATCGTGATATAACAATTGATTCGTCTTATCTTGGTCCACTTTCGCCACTTGTTGAACCAACTTATCAAAATAAACAAGAAGTATCTTCATTTGCAGATATTTCCCAACAAACTAGATCTTCTGGAGGTGAAGTTTTAGATATGCGAGGTAGAATGATGTATGATGGTGGTGTGATGAATAATCTTTCACCAGTTGAAAAACAACTCGTTGGTCCAGGTCTTGGTGTTGATCCAAGTGTACCAGCAGTTGGTGGACACCAACAACTTTTTAGAGTAAATCCAGAAAATGTTGGTGCGTATAGGTTAACAACTCTTCCAGGACGATCTGGACCAGCCTTTGATTCAAAGGGTGGTAGAAGAGGTGTTGCTGGTGAACTTGGAAATAATAGACCAGAAAAGACGGCATTTCTCCCAGATCGTCTTCCACCATCGACGGGACGCGCTCAAGGTATGTCAGGTAGAACACCACGAAGTGAACATGAAAGAACAAAACGCACTACAAATAGATCGGAAACTGGCATGCGAACCGACACACTCGGTACAGCAGCACCAAAGAGATTTACTTCCGCTCTTACTCGCGCACAAGAACCAACACGTAATAAGAAAGATGGTAATATTGAAGCGTATTCGTATCAAAATGCTCCAGGTCCAAACATTAACAAGTTTGTTCACGGGTATATGACTTCACCAGCAAATAAAATTGGGGAAAAGCGAACGTATGGGGATTCTCATACAGTCGATGAATTAATGAAATTTGGGTTTAGACCTTCAGAAAGAAGAGGCAAGTCGGGTAGAGCAGCAGGACCAGGTAGAATGAATGTTCGGGCAGATGCTCTAAACCAAGGTGGTATGGTTACATCTGTTAGATCAGATACATCTCGAACAGATGGAAGGATTAATTCAGTAAGTGGTGGATGGACACAGAATTATAGAAATAACGATTATAATCAATTTAATGCATACAAGGGTATGCCTAATCCAAATGTTTCTAATAATGGTTTGGATATAGCTAAAAACCAATTATATAATAATCCATTGACACATAGTCTTTCGTAAATAATAAATGTAAATAAAAACACTCATTAAAATAATACTACTATATTTTAATGAAGGTCCATACCTTAGACATAGATAGTGGCGAAAGAGATCCAATTTCTTATCCAAATCCTGCAGACTATGTTGTTACTTTAAAATCACCCATTTATGACGTCACTAAGATTTCCATGATATCAGCACGTATACATAATAGTCAATTCTTAATTAACGAACGAAATAATACATTTACGATTAACAGTACAACTGTATCTATACCTAATGGAAACTATAATGGTAAAGATCTCGCATCAAATGTTGTACAGGAGTCAAGTGGTATATTAACGAGTTCATCTTTCGATAAAGATACAAATGCTATAACATTTAATGGAGGTAGTAATTTTACGTTTAAGTTTTATACAGGTACAAAT